TGTCAAGGTTGGTTTACCTGAGCCGGATACTGAATACCTTTTCGCCGATTGCTCTAATGGCGAAACCATCAGCGATATGATCGTTAAAACCCTTGATGAAGTGCGGCAGCAGACCGGTGAAAAATATGTGCTGATGTTCAAAGAAGGAAAACTGCTGATTGATGATTACGGCAAAAACAGTGATGTTTATAAATTTACATTTGAAAACACAATCAGCACGACGGACCGGCTTTCCATCAGCAATCTTGTGACCAAGGTAAAAATCATAGGCAAAGCCGATGATGACGGACGTTCAAGCGTGGATGCGGTAGAAGACGGTGACCAGCAACATGGGGTGCTTCAGGAAATTGTAAAGCATGAAAACAAGAAGGATCTTGGCGATGCAAAAGCGGAAGCACAAACCATTTTGAAGGAGCGCGGCAAACCGGCCGAGACGATATCGGTCAACACGCCTGACCTTCCGTTCCTGCGGCGCGGGTACAAAATCGAGATGGCAGCAGGAAACCTGCTCGGACAGTTTTACGTGATCGGGGTATCGCATAATGCGGCAGCAAAACAAATGACCATGACATTGATGCGAAAGGAGTAGCGCATGAAAGAAGCGGCCAGAAAAACCGGAAATGATGGTGTAAACCGGCTTGCCGGAGTGCTCCAGGGGCGGATGCACGACATGAGCCAACTGCCGGATATTCTGGATTATGGCGTGATACAAGGGGATATGAGTATCCTGCTGAATAAGTTCCCCGTGCCGATTCCGCAAACCGATTATACAGTTTGCCGCCAGCTGACGATCGGGCCGGTGAATGCATATCTGACCAAAACGGCGGTTGACGGCAGCCATTCTCATCCCACCGCAAGCCCGCCCGGGACGCATGAACACGTCACACTGATACCGGAGAAAATGCGGCATATCCAGCCGGGGGACCGTGTTCTGGTGGCATGGGTGGATGATGAGCCTTGTGTGATCGATCTTGTGCTTCCGGCAACTGAGGTGTAATCAATGGCATATCAATTATTCCCGACTTTTGAAGTTCCTGCGGCATTGGCCGAGGATATCCTGACAGAAAACCAGTATCCACCGGCTCCTATGTGGGACGTGGAAGCAGGCGACTTTGTGAGCAACGGGGCGCGGCAGACGCTTTATGGCAGCGGCCATGACGCCTGGGTACTTTGGTGCACCAAAGCCATCCTGACGCAGCGCTGGGCGCACGATGGCTACAGCGCAAATGAAGGTATCGAAGCCGAACAGGCATTCAAAGAGCCGGATCGTAAAGCCATAGAAAGTGCACTTGAACGCACGATCACAGAAGCGCTGCTTGCCGATCCGCTGGGGCGCACAGTACAGGTGCGGGATTTTGAATTCAGGTGGGAGGCAGACAGCCTTTGGATCACATGCGCTGTGGTTGGCGCGGACGGAGATACTGCGAGCATCCGGGCCAGACTGAACAACTGACAGAAAGGAACAGCTGATAATGGCAGATCAATACAACTATCCGTACACGCCTCCGGCGTTTTTGCAGGGACAGAGTGCGGACGAAATTCACAGCCGGATGCTGGAACAGTTACCAGTGGATATTGATAAAAGCGAGGCGAGTATTTCGTGGGATTTCACGCGGCCTGCCGCATTGGAAAAAGCGGAGTTTACGGAATTTACGCTCAATGAAACGATTAAGCTGATTTTCCCGCAGTGGTCATATGACGAGTGGCTGGATCTGCACGGCGAAAAGGTGAATGTTTTGCGGCGGGCTGCAAACTGTGCAAGCGGTGTGCTGGAGGTGACTGGCACAGCCGGGACGGTACTCCCAAAAGGGTATCAGTTTGCGACCCCGGCCAGCCTGACGGCGAGTATACTTTTTGAAACGGTGGAAGAAACCACGTTGGAAGGGGAACCGGGCAGCAGCGGACAGGTTACGTGTGAAATTGCGGTGCAGGCAGTGGAGGGCGGATTGGTTGGCAACGTCCCGGAGGACACGGTCAAACTGATGGTAAAGCCAATCAGCGGCATTGCCTACGTGACGAATCCGAAGCCTATGACGGGCGGCGCAGAGGCGGAATCGGATGCAGATTATCTGATACGCATTTTAGATGCCATGCGCAATGGTTCATCCATGACAGGCTGCAATGCGGATTATATCCGCTGGGGCAAGGAAGTCCCGGGCGTAGGGCAAATCCTTGTAGACCCGGAATGGCCCGATCCGGAGCTGCCGGAAAAGTGGCATTTTAAGGACGTGATTGGAAACGATCATTGTTCCGGCGCGGTGCGGCTGATCGTCATTGACAGCAATGGTTTTCCAGCAAATCAGCAGATTCTTGATGCGGTTTATTCACATATCGCCGGTAATGATGAACGGGATATCAAACGGCTTATGCCCATCGGCGCGAAGCTGACGGTGATTGCCCCGACAGCGTTCACCGTTGATATTTCTGCCGCTGTGGTTTTGGAGGACGGCGCGGAAATTGATGCGGTAATGAAACGGTTCCGGCGCAGTCTCGACCTTTACTGGCTGGAAGTCGGACAGGAAGCAACCGAAAATTATGCAGCTCATGTCGGTTATATCCGCTGGGTGCAGGTCGGTGCAGTTCTCGCAAAAACGGCGGGCATAAAGGATTATACGGGGCTTTTAATTAACGGTAATGCAGTCAATATCCCAATGACATATGTGCAGTATCCGGTGACCGGAGAGGTGACATTGCGTGTCAAAACCTGAACTTAATATCATTCACAGCCCTGAAGCGGAAACCTTCCTGCGGATGGTAACAAAGGGATTTTATGACCGTTCCTATATCGGACTTTGGCTGTTTGAGATTATGGGGCGCGAATGGGACGAAATGCGGTCATGGTCGGAAAATCTGAAATCAGAAATCTTTGTGCAGACCTGTACATGGAGCATCGGCATTTGGGAATGGGTATATGGCTTTGAACCGGACGAAACCATGACGCTGGAGGAACGGCGGCAGCGGATTTTGAACCGTGTGCGCGGTGTCCGGCCGATCAATCCGGAAGCAATCCGGCGCGGCGTGCAGGCGCTGGCAGGGACGGAAACCGAAGTGCATGATTTCATAGGACCGTACCGGTTTGAAGTGGTTCTGCATCCAAAGCCTGCGCCGCTGCCCTTTGAAAAAATACTGAAATACATTCGTGAGGTCAAGCCCTCCCATTTGTCGTATGATTTTCGGGTGTCTTTTCCAGCGATTGTATCAACGCTGTACGTCGGCGGTGCAGTCGGTACCCTCACCGAATTTGGAACCCCGGAACAGCCCAATACCTACGATTTCCGGCAGTCCCTGCATATCGGCGGTACAGCCGGGATGCACACGCAAACGAGCTCTCCGGAAGCGCCGTATAAACCGGATTTTGCAAGTACGCTCCATGTGGGTGGCAATGCCGGAATTCATGCGGTGCATACAATACCGCAGAACCCGCCGCCGTTCAGCATCCAGCGGAATGGAAGTGTTTGCACCATCATTATGAACCCACCAGAAGGGAGCTGATAGCCAATGGATCAGGCTTATAAACCTACCACGCACGGCCTTGCCGTTATGGCGGCGTGCCTTGCATTGGAACTACCTTTTAAGATTACCCGCGTTGCTTTTGGCAGCGGTAAAGTGGACGAAAACACCAACCTTGCAGATGTGCACGAGCTGTTTTCTTTCGTGACGGACGGCGCAGTCTGCGGCCGCAGACACGAGAACGACCGGTTTTTCTTTACGATCCAGTTTTCCAACGCGGAGCATCCGGAGGTAAACACCTTTTATTTATCGGAGTTTATGGTTTTCACGGAAGACCCGGAAACCGGTGAAGAAACTGATTTGATTTACGGTACGCTTGGAGATTATCGGCAGGCTATTCCGGCGTATAACCCGATGTATCCGCCCAGCACGTTTAATTTTCCGCTGACGCTTATTCTCTCGAATGAGATCAACGCTTATGTAACTGCGCCTGCCGGGCTTGTCACCTATCAGGATTTGGGGATTCTGATTGACGCGCTTGGAACCCGTCAGCTTCCCATTACCATACCGGCGGACGGCTGGCAGGATAACCCGGACGGCGGCGCTTATGCTTATCGTGCAGATATCCCCGTGGAAAGTGTAACGGCTAAGCTGATTCCACAGCTGTTTTACCCGCCGGAAAGTGCGGAGCGTGCCGGGTATTATGGCTTCTCTCCAGTCTGTGAAACGCTGGATGGAGTGCTGCGGATTTGGTCGAAAGCCGTTCCAGCTGAACCGATCCCGGCGGTGCTGAACCTGACGGGGGACGCGTCCGGTTATTTCGCAGTAGGAGACGGAAACACGGGAAGCGGCACTTTCACGCTGCCGCCTGCCACCGAAAACACGCTCGGCGGTGTAAAAGTCGGCAGCGGCCTGAATGTGACCCGTGACGGCACATTATCCGTCAACGCAGCCACCGAAGCCGAAGTAAACGAGATGTTGACCGGGGTACTCACCCTGGAGAACAAATAAATTCAAACGGAGGAAACACACAATGGCAGAACTGAATGACAAAGTAGCAAAAGTCGGGCATTTGCGGACGCTTACGGAACAGCTGAATAACAAAATCAAAGCGCAGGTTGCCGCCGCCTTTCATCCGGCGGGCAGCGTAGCCTTTGTTGATTTGCCAGAACTGACGAAGGCCAGCGAAGGGCTGCTGTTCAACGTAACGGATGCATTCACGACGACAGAGGACTTTTTGGAGGGTGCAGGTAAGGCTTACCCTGCCGGGACAAATGTCGCAGTGGTGAAATCTGGCGAAGCATACAAGTACGATGCAATGTCAGGATTTCTTGACACTTCCGGCTTTGTGCTGAAAGAGGACGGCAAGGAACTGTCCGCGAACGATTACACCGACACAGACAAGGCCAAGCTGGACGGAATTACGGAGGGTGCAACCAAGGTTGAACCCAGCGATACCCCTGGCAATATTAAAATCAACGGTGTAGAAACGTCAATCTTTCAGGTTGCCACTGATGAAGAAATTAACGCAATGCTGGATGAAGTGCTCGGGCCAACAGAAAATGCATAAGCCTTTGGAGGTGAGCAGGCTATGAGCAAGCTGACAAAAATGTTTTCCCTGAAAACTGCGGTGCAGCGGCTTACGGCTTTGATCGGCAGCGTTGCACAGGCAGCGTCAGAGGATATTGCAGCGCTGGATAAAAAGAAAGTGAATCAATCAGATTATGACGCTGCTATGGCACAGTTATACATTGATATTTTTTCAGGTGAAATTCCCACAACGTTGTGTAATCAGGACGGCGAAGAAATTACGACATCGGACGGCGCAGCGCTTCAGGCCGTGCGGAAAATCAGGAAAGGAAGTGACTGAATATGTTAGGTGGCGGGAACGTTGCCGGTCCGTCCGGGCTGGAATTGCAGGCGGTCATTCAGTCGATTGCGGATTTCAAAAATGAGATCTTTGCGGGAGAAGTTACCACGCCGATTGAAACGCATGACGGCAGAGTTTTAACCACACAGGACGGTGAGCAAATCCTTGCATGTAAGCCGCTCATCACACGAAAAGATACCGCCGCACTGGAAGCTCAAATTAACGCATTGGCATCCAGTATTGATAAAAAAATAAGCGCACATAATGTGTCAGAATTTTCGCATCCGACACATCTTTCTGTGCGCTGAAAGGAGGAAAAATAATGGCAATCAAAAGTTATGAACTGCCAAAAGTCGATATTTTGAACGGGGGGGGGTAACTAATTTCCTCGTTAATAGGGGAATGGAGACAGCCCAGCTTCCCGCTTCACTTTTACCGCAGATTTTACCGGCTGATAAACTCTTGATGCCGGATGGAGTTACAAGTATTAACCGACGGTTGCAGCAGATTTCTGGGACAAATTTGCTGATCAACTCCGTATGGACAGATGAAAGGGCTATTGTTAATCAACGGAACCAGAAAGAGTACACAAACAACAGTTATACGATTGACGGATGGTTTATCGGAACTGATGGCGGGAGTGTATCGCTGCAGGATGGAAAGTTGCATTTCAAACGAGATGGGTCTTGGATGAATTTTATTCAAAATATTGAAAAATTTGATTCAATGAAGGGCGAAAGGCTAACATTTTCAGTTTTGGCAGATGGTAGATTTGGCCTTGTTGTACAATATAAAAATGATGGCTATTTATTCTCGGATATAGTAGAAAGAGAACATGGTGTTCATTCTTTTACATTCGACCTCCCAACGGATGCAACAATGTTTTCTGTTATGCTTTCTATACCTGACAACAATGGACAAAATTTTTATGCAGCAAAATTAGAACCCGGCCCGTTCCAAACCCTGGCGCACCAGGAAGGGAGCAAGTGGGTACTCAATGATCCGCCACCTAATTATGCTTTGGAACTGCTGAAATGTCAGCGGTACTTTGTAAGAATGAAGAATACAGAAAGTTCCGCTGTCAGCATTGGTTTTGGTTCAAAGACAGCTCACAATAGTGTAGCTATTACTGTACCGCTTGCGGTTCCGATGAGAATAAAGCCTACGGTCAAATGTAGTGATCCATCCCTTCTCCGTGTTGTAGGCAGCACAGGTGAACAATACGATGTTACATCTTTTTACGGAGAGGTCCTCTCGGCGAATCAGTTAAGAATTTCGGTTACCGGTAATTTTTCAGATATGCCGTATGGTCTTTGTGTTTTATGTATCAACAGTAACGGTTGTATTGACATTGATGCGAATCTGTAAAGTAAAAGTGAAACAAAAGTAAGGGCTGCCCCCTAAAAATTACAGTTTGTTATTTGAAGGGAGCAAGCGAAAAATGAGTATTGGAATTGATAAATTAGCACATGTGAATAACCCTGCGCTATCAGATATATTGCTGGCACATTCAGCAGCCGAAGGAACCGGAGTAATTGCTATTGGCGATCTTCCAGAGCTGCTGAACGCCGGAAATCTGAAAATGCCGGATAGTGAAGAAACGATTGCGGAGCATTACAGGCAGTTTTGCAATCGGAATCTGTTGATAAATTGGTATTTTTTCAAACCCGTTAATCAGCAAGGGCTGACCGCCTATCAAGTGAGAGGCTACACCATTGATATGTGGAGAACATGGACGGCAACAACGCGCGTCTCGCTGTCAAAAGAGGGCGTTTTAGTGGACTGTACGAATGCTGATGCTGATGGTATTTATCAATATTTTGAGGACGGAGAAAGTTTGCTTGTAGGAAAAATCGTTACAATTTCCGTTTTGACAAAAGAATATGGACTGATAAACAAAAGTGGCATTTTGACATCTGGATCGTCCAGCATTATACAAACCACGGAGTTTGGCGATATTGCGTTATTTCATTCGCTGACAAAAACACCGCCGTTTTTCTTCAGAATTAGCGTCAATGCTGGGAAAGCTGTTACTGTCATTGCTGCCAAATTGGAATTCGGCTCGTCCCAAACTCTCGCCCACAGAGAAGGGAGCAAGTGGGTGCTCAACGAAATCCCGGATTACGCTTTGGAATTGCTGAAATGTCAGCGATATCAGTTTACTTCTGGTGGAAGAGAATCCATATACAATTTAGCAATCGGCACTGCCACAAGTAATAAAATTGTTGATTTTTTCCTTCCCTTGCCAACAATTATGCGGACAAAAGCGGCTGTATCTTTTTCAAATTTGTATGTGTCAAATTCAACAATCCATCACAAGGTTTCAAGAATTGAAAATTATGGAAACGTTGCGAATGGTGTCTGGTTGCATGTAACCACAGAAGATAGTAATTTAACGACGGGTCAAGCATATTATCTCAGGACAGCAAACCCATTTTCATTTATTTTAGACGCCAACCTTTAAGGAGGACAAACAATTATGGACGAATTTTATAACAAACACTACATCAAAACCCGTGACGATGGCGCAATTATCGACTGTTGGAGCAACGGCCCGCACCCTGACCGCGACACCACGAACGCAATCTGCATAAGCGACAAGGGCGGCTATCAATTCCGCTTTACGCCGGACGGGGAGGAAAACCCTTCCCTCTATGACGCAGACGGCATCCCGCTGTACAAATGGGACGGACAGGCTGTAGTAAAGCGCACCGCAGAAGAGATCGCGGCGGACCGTGCTGCTATCCCTGAACCTCCGCCGTCTGAGATGGAGCAGCTTCGGGCAGATAACGCGCTGCTGCGAGCTCAGATCGCAGCAGCAAGCGGCAGGCAAGATTTTTTGGAGGACTGTATTGCCGAAATGGCTGAACAGGTATACAACGTATGATATCCGCATTTTAGCGGGTACAAATATATTCTGAAAGGATGTTTCTAATAATGACTATGTTTTTTGCACAGAGAGTAATTCTTGGTAAGACGGCGTTTGAGGATGTTCCGAAAGCATTAAAGGCTGGGTGCGCTGAGGTGTTGATTGACAGCGGCCTTGCTGATCTGGTTCCTGCTGCGTTCGGCGGAACGGGGCAGTAAAAACGGGAGGTAACGCTCTAAACACTGGTACTACACTGTGAGCCGGGGACGACAAACTTCGGTTCGCGGTGTACTATAAAGAAAATCAAACATATTGGAGGTACAGCATTGAGTATGAAGGAAATTTTCACCGAAGGGGGCGGGCTGCTGCTGATTGCCTTGACTGTTGTCCAGCTCGTCCCCATCAAAATCAATCCGTGGTCATGGATTGCCAAAACTATCGGACGGGCCGTCAATGTGGAGATCAGCCGCGAGCTGGCCGAAATCGGCAGGAAGCTCGACAATCACGTTATAATGGACGACCGCCGCACGGCAGACGGCCATCGTGCCCGTATCCTGCATTTCAATAATGAACTGCTGCGAAATATCGACCACACCAAGGAGGAATTTGTTGAGGTGTTAACCGAGATTGACGCATACGAATCGTATTGCAAAGAACACCCTGAATATCCCAATAACCGTGCAGTCCTGGCGATTGAGAACATACAGGACAATTACAAAGAACGCCTGCAAAAACATGATTTTTTGCAGGAAGGGACGACCGTATAAGAAGGGAGAACCACTATGGATATTACACCGGTTATACAGGCAGTAACCGTGCTGCTTGCGGCAATTATCACGACCTTTGTTGTGCCGTACATCAAAAGCAAAACCACCGCCGCCCAGCAAAGCCAGATCAATGCCTGGGTGAAGATTGCCGTTTCTGCGGCGGAGCAGATTTATAACGGCCCCGGCAAAGGCGCGGATAAGAAAGCCTATGTGCTCACCTGGCTGCGTCAGCACGGCGTGACAGTCGACGAGCCGCAGCTTGACGCGTTGATCGAAGCCGCAGTATATGAACTGAAAAGCGGCATCGTCCCGCTCACCGTTGGGACACGGACAGAAAGCGAGGCAAGATATGGCATCGGTTAAGGAACTGCTGGCAGTCGCCACAAAACAGCTCGGCATCACGGAATGGCCGACGAACAGCAATAAAGTCAAGTATAACACTTGGTACTATGGCCGGGAGGTTTCCGGGGATTCCTACCCATGGTGCATGGCATTTGTCCAATGGTGCTACAACGAAGCCCAAATGAAGCTGCCGTATAAGACGGCCTCCTGTTCAGCCCTGCTGAATTGGTACAAGCAGCACCATCCGGAATGTGTTGTAACCAAACCGGAACCGGGGGATGTAGTAATCTATGACTTCGGACATACCGGGATCATTGAGAGTGCTGCAATCGGAAAGATCACTGCGATTGAGGGCAACACCACCGCAGGGAACAGCGGCAGCCAGAGTAACGGCGGCGGAGTTTACCGCCGCACCCGCAGCACGTCATGTGTGCGGGCATACATCCGGCCCATCAAGGCCATGCAGACGACGGAAACGGAGGACGACGGAATGCTGACATACGAACAGTGGAAGGAATACCAGGCACGTTATCGCAAGGAGCTCCAGGACAATGACAGCGGCACGTGGAGCGCGGAAGCCCGCAAGTGGGCAGTAGAAACCGGCCTGATTGCAGGCAGTGGCACCGCCCCGGACGGCTCCCCTAATTTCATGTGGGAGGATCAGCTCACCCGTGAACAGCTGGTAACCGTGCTGCACCGGTTCGCCCAGCAGATGGGGAAGGCATGAGCAGCATCCAGCTTTTGCAAGGCGACTGCTTGAAATTGATGAAGGATATTCCAAGCGGCAGTGTGGATTTAGTGCTTACTGATCCACCATACAATGTGGGATGCGTTACATCAAAAAACGGAAAGAAAATTGTCAACGCATGGGACAAAATCGACGGATATATAGACTGGTGCATTTCCTGGCTTTTAGAATGCCAGCGCGTCTTAAAGCCCAGCGGCGTCTTGTATTTCTTTCACAACGATATGAAACAGATTTCGGAGCTGCTTTGCGAAATCAGGGAACGAACAAGTTTTGCTTTTATCAGCTTTTGCATCTGGGACAAAGGTAATGCTTATAGGGCGAGAACGTGGCACCATCGTGACCCGCGCGGGAAAATAGCGCTCCGATCGTGGTTCAATATCTGTGAGTATTGTCTTCACTTTTTCAACGCACCCCAAAATGCGGATATCAGCTGGAAGTACACAGGGGTTGAACGTATCAACAGTAATCCAGAGTGCTATAAGCCGCTCAAAGAATGGTATGCAAGAGAGAAAGAACGCCTAGGTCTGACGGATCAGGACGTTGCGAAAAAGTATACTGAAGTCACAGGCAGAAAGTCATTTATGCTGCGTCATTATTTTCAAGACAGTCAGTTTGAAATCCCCACGCAGGAAATTTTTGAATCCGTATATGAACCTCTGGGGTTTGAATTTATAAGTGATGGGCAGTATGGCTATAAATCATTACGACACGGTTACGAAACACTGAGGCGCGATTACGAGGCGATGCGTAATGTCCATATCTGCGACGATATGCACTGCAATGTCTGGCACATACCGCCTATCCCGTCAAACAAGCGATTCCACACCTGCCAGAAGCCGGTAGATCTCTTGGAACGGCTTTGCAGAGTATCCAGCAGGGAGGGCGGTGTTGTTCTTGATCCCTTTATGGGCAGTGGAAGTACAGGCGTTGCATGTGCGAATACGGGGAGAGATTTCATCGGTATAGAAATTGATCCAGATTATTTTGAAATAGCAAAACGGCGGATAGAAGGGAAAATCACATGAGTGGGAAACAACAGGAATTTTCTAAGCGCCTGATCTCCGACATCCGCCTCCTGCTTTGGGTGGTCACGCTCGGCGGGCTGGTGCTGGCAGCTTACTGCATTCGCAAAGGTTACACCGGTTCCCTTCCGTGGCTCACAGCCATGGTAGGCCTGCCGTGGACGGCACACGGCACGGTCTGTGCCTTTTATCTCAACCTCTGTAAGAGCGACCACAGAGAGGGCGGCATTACCTTTGAGGCAGCCAAGGCGGTGGGCTTCCAGCAGACTGCGGAAAGTTCGGTGGATAGTCCTGCAATATAGAGATAATCATATATTTTCAAGAAATAAAACAGCCCAGTTGGAACAGTTTGAGATTCCGATGGGCTGTTTTTTTATTGCCTAAAAAATGGTGATTGGCGAACCTGTATTTATTTTGCAAGTACAAATCCAAAGTCTTTCGGATTTGTCACGAGTGCGATTGCAGTTTGAATTTCACGAACAGGACAATCTGTTGTGAAAGAATCTTCCTCCAAAATAATTTCGCACTTGCATCCGTTGCCAAGCATGAAATTTTGCAGGTCCCGCAGGCAGTTGGAGACAATCTTTTTGTTGAAAAAATCGTAGTTGTGATAAAGTGTATAGGTTTTCATTTTGTTTCTCCATTACTCAAGTCGGTTTTCGTGACGGCCCATGATCTAAGTGGAAGCGCATCCCCTTTCAGCTCCCGGAGGGCTTCATCTGTACCGCAGGCGTCGCAGATATAGACGTGGGCGCAGCGGCTGAGGGCATTGGTGGACAGCTGATCTTTGACTGTCTGACAGCCACAGCGAGGGCAGAAGCGTACCCCATCCGTTTGTATCTTTGCAAATGCATCTATGGCGGTTTTCGCTGCGATCGCTGCTGTAACCTCTTGGCGGAATTCTTCTTGATTCATATCGTTCTCCATTCTCCCCGTATGGCCGGTAGGTCAGCCTATATCTCATTTATGCTGCTTCAGCAGCCGCTTTGGCACGAAATACAGCTGTCAGATGCAGTCGGCAGGTCTTGAATTCCGGACCGCGCAGGCCAAGCCTCCCGGCAAGGACGCGAGTCATCAGCTTTTCCTTCTGGCTGGCGGAGTAGCTTGCACAGCCCTTGAAATAAAGCCGGGAGTTTGGGCATTCAATCGCCCAGGCGCTCATTGCAAGGCAGAACTGGATGTATGCTTTGATTTTTCCGGCATGAGTTGTCCCATTGAACAATCGAAACTCAACGGTTCCTTTGGTGAAAAACGCATGGAGGTTTATGCCTCTGTACCGGCTTGCATTGTAGTGCTCATGGTTGATGCCTCCGCAGTAGCCGTCATTTGCTTGGCTGTACCAGATACGTTCCATACTGCTTTTGCTTTTTTCGGTATCGTTTTTCATTGCTTTCAGCAGGTCCGGATTCATTTTCCTGCACCAGTGATCGGCACGGTCGCCGATTTCCAACGCTTCATAGAAAAGGTCCTGTCGGCCGATTGCAAAGTTCATCAGACGGGTCAGGCTTTCCGGCGTGTGATGCTTCCCGTCCACATGAACATGGATTCCGCAGGAATCGTTTGCTATCGCTCCAGCAGCCCGGAGGGCTCGTACAACATTTTGAAGATCCTCTATATCTTCATATTGGAGGATCGGGCTTACCACCTCACAGGAATATTCTCTGCCTGCCGCCATACGTTCCTTCCCGGCCTTGCGCTCGGTACGGATGCTGCCGTCTGACATGGCTTTCCAGATGCGTCCCTGCCGGTCGGTCGCGGTGTAGGTATTGTAGTAGGTTCCGGCATAGCCCGGTTCTGTTCCAAAATAATCTGCAATAACCTGTGCTGCCTGTTTGCGGGTGATACCCGTCAGTTCAATTTCTATCCCGAAATTCTGCTGCTTCATCATGTCGTACATTTTTTCCGTTTGCCTCCTTGAAATTGCTGCCTTACTCTGTTATAATGGAGGCGGCCGGAGTAAGGCTTCCGGCTCACCTTTTGGGTGTTGGGTAGCGGTTGCTTTGTTAGAGTGGGCCGCTGCCCTTTTTATTTGCTTTCGTCAAGTACGGCCTTGACCGCTTCACGAAGTTCTTCCAGCGTCTTACACTTATCAATCAGTTCAAGTACCATTCGCAGGATATATTCGGTGTTGGTTGCCATTTCGTCCATGTTCCTCCCTCCTTTCATAAGAGCTTGTCTGCTCTGCCTTACAAGTATATAATACACTATTCCGTTTCATTTGTCAATACATAAATTACATTTTTCTATATAAAAAGAAAAAATAAGTTGACGTGAAACACGGAATAGTGTATAGTATAGGTGGAGGTGATATCATGGAGCTTTCAGTGTCAGAAAAAATACGATTGATTATGAAACGACAAAAAAAGACGTTGGGGGAGATTGCCGAAGCAACCGGACAGACTCGTCAGAATCTGTCCAATAAGATGACAAGAGGGAATTTCAGCGAAAAAGATATCCTGAGCTTGGCAAATGCGCTTGGATGCAGCGTTGAAATCAAATTTACCCTCCCGGACGGATCAGAAATATAATCATCCCAATGCATAGGAAAAGCCCGGACACATAAACGTCCGGGCTGTGGGAGTTTGGCTTATTTCTTGCGTGATTTGCTGCGGGGCCGGGGAAGATCCTGATCATCGGTATCGGGTTCCATCACGAGGATATCTGTCAGATCGCAGTCCAGCGCCTTGCAGATTGCTTCAAAGTGCCGGAGGTTAATTCGGTCTGTCAGCTCGTGGTAGTAATCACAGATGGTTGAGGGACGGATGCCGGTTGCCCGCGCAAGGTCCGCTTGGTTCCACCTTCGCCTGCCAAGCTCGGTGGAAAGTAAAATCCTAATCATTGCCGTTCTCCTTTGAGATGGATTCTATCATAAATATAATAGAAATATCTTATAAATGTTATAAAGAAACTAAAATAATGCATAAAATTACGTATATTGTTATTCCGCAAAAACAGCCGTTAGAGATCACGAATCGTCTCTAATGGCTGTTTTTACTCAATTTATTGTATCCTAACGACAGATTACGGATATGTGGAAGACATAGTTGCAATTCCTTCGGCAGAGACTTATCGCATTATGCGAGGCGAGATTCCGAGATACGAGGGAATTTGGTGGACGTTAACACCAACCACCTGCAATATAGAGAATGCCCAGTATGTACGTGCTGTTATGCCGGATGGGACGATTACAAACCGCGAAGCAAATTTTGAAATGGCGGGTGTCAGGCCGGTTTGCTTTTTGAGGCTGGATACTCTCGTTTATACAGAGGAAGAAAAGAAACAGGGGCAGCGGGAACAGTCAGTCAAAGAGGGTGCGGAAGCAGTAATAGAAACGCTGGAAGAATACGGGACAGCGCTTTGGGCTGAAATCATTGTTGAGGTTATCAAAGCAATTTTTGCGATAAAAAACGATGCGAAAGAACTTGCACAGGAAATCTTGGACACAAGAGAAGAGACATGAAACCGCACAGCCGGTGATCCGATGTAGGAGCAAAAGAAAAAGTCCCGTATACGCTTTGCCGAGCGCATACGGGACAATCCCGGGGAAAGTTTGCCATAATAAAAATCCTGTAGTTATTTTAACTGATTTACGGCAAAAAGTCAACCGGAGCCATTGAAAAAACGACACAAAGAAGAGTAGGTAAAAAGCCGTATTTAAGCACGGCATGGCGGGCTTGTAATGGGTATTATGATTTCGGCAATACATCCCCTGCCCACCGAGACGGACAGTAAAGGCAGCAGCACCCGCCCCGTTCCCCAGACCAGATTTTATAAACCCTTCTCTCTGAGGCCGCGCCCGAGGGTGAGGGGGATTGCAAAGGGGGAGCGGGACGAGGCGCGGGCAAGGATTCCCGCTCCCCCTTTGCCCTGCCGGACGCTGCGGAATAAGCCGGTTTTATCCGCTCTCATAAAGACAAGGAGTGAAACACCGTGAGGAGCTTTGTTCGAGAAAAGCAGATCGACTGCGGAAAGCATTATAAAGAGGTTGACATTTTTCCGTATACGGAAGATCAGCAGAACGCCGCCGCAAAAAAGAAGCGGGCAAAGAAGTCGAAAGAATCACCGCCGAAGCAAAAGAACCTGAACGACAAAAACGCTTGCAGGTACTTTATACAGCTTATGCATTTGAATTTTGAATATGAACCGGGAGCATTACATATATCCCTTACCTACAGCCCGAAATATCTGCCGGAAACGATGGAAGATGCCGAAAAGGAAGCGGGAAAATACATTCGCAGGCTAAAGTACATGAGAAAAAAGGAAGGCCTGCCGCCGCTGAAGTATATCCTTGTCACGGCCTGCACCATGAAAAAGAAAAGTGACAAGCCGGTCCGTATCCATCACCATCTTGTTATAAACGGCGGTTTAGATCGTGATGCGGCAGAGGAACTATGGCGCAGGCCCAGACGGAAAGGGCAGAAGCAGGGCGACAGGATCGGTTACTGCAATGCCGACCGTCTGCAAGCAGAAGAAGACGGAATCGGCGCATTAAGCCATTATCTGGTGAAGCAGGCCGGAGGCAAAAAACGGTGGTCGTCTTCCCACAATTTGAAACGGCCAAGCAGCCGGACGAATGACAGGAAATATACCCGCCGCCAGGTCGAGAAGTGGGCAAAGCAGAAACCGGACTGCACCTTTTGGGAAAAGCGGTATCCGGGCTGGACGCTGACCAATGAAGACTACGGCGCACAATACGAATATAACGAACTGACCGGATGGTCAATTTACCTAAAACTAAGAAGAAAGGAATAGAAAGGAGCAAAATATAATCATGAGGAAAAAGGAAAGCAAGTATTTTAAGGCCCCATCCGCGAGGGAAGCCAAACGGGCGGGACGGATCATCAAACGTTTTTGCCTGACGCGCACAGGGGATTATGCCTGCAAATGGTGTCCTCTGCGCGATATGTGCAAAACAGAACCGTACACGTGGGAGGTATGATAATGCTTGACAAGGTGACAGCCCAACAGCAAGCCCGCCAGCAGTGGCAGAACCGGGTAAACAACGCGCAAGGACATTTCTTTGAGGGTGCTATCATGGCGGCGTGCCAGTTTTATCGCGACCGCGAACGGGCAGAAATTGACAAGACCCCGGAGCCGTTCCGGGTTACGTCCAAGAGCCGGAACGGGACTTTTACCGGGCGGTTCACTGCCCATGCACAGCCGGACTTTCAGGGCACGCTTGCAGGTGGGCGTTCTATCGTCTTTGAAGCGAAGTATACCGCAACGGATGTTATCAGGCGTAACGTATTGACAGATGCGCAGATGGCTGCGCTGGAAAGCCATATGCAACGTGGGGCGGTAGCGGGCGTGTGCGTCGGTATTAGGGACAAGTTTTACTTTGTCCCCTGGCAGAATTGGCGGGATATGAAGAAGTGTTTCGGCAAAGTATCTTTGCGTGCGGTGGATTTAGCTGCATACCGGGTGTGCTTTTCGGGTGCAGTGCTGTTTCTCGACTACAAGTATACAGATTTTGCAGCCGTATTCTCTTAACCATTGCCACAGCACAGCGAAACAGGAAAGGAGTTTTTAGGACCATGAAAGCATTACATAAAAAGACCCCTTACCGGGTGTGTCCCCATTGTGGGGCGCACCTGGACGCGGGGGAAACCTGCGATTGCAGGCAGCGGGAGCAGCAGAACCAGCCAGCAACCGAGCGGGCAGCAAAGACGGTTGCCGGGGGTGATCGTGCGTGAGAAGAAAGCACAAGAAAAAGCTGACCGTCCGCGTAACCCCGCAAACCGCATACAACCTTGACCGCCTTGCACAGCTTGGCGGTCAGAAATCACCGGGGCGCGTAGTTGACAAACTGGTGCGGGATAAAATGCTTTCTTTGAGGCGGTGGGGTTAATGTACGACCTGAACCACCTTTACAATCTGGATTGCATGGAAGCAATGCAGCAGATACCGGACGGTTATTTTCAACTTGCCATAGTTGATCCACCCTATGGCATTGGCGAGAACGGCAAAAGGAACGCGACACGCGGGAGGCTGGCAAAGGCACAGGCATACACGCCATATTTCGGGTATGATAAAGACGCGCCGCTGCCTGAATACTTTGCAGAATTGCGGCGGGTTTCCCACAATCAAATTATATTCGGCGCAAACCATTTTATCAGCCGGATACCGTTTGATAGTGCGTGCTGGATTGTATGGGACAAGGAAAACGGCAGAACCGATTTTGCAGACTGTGAACTGGCATGGACCAGCTTCAAAAGCGCTGTGAGGATATTCCGCTTTCGGTGGCAGGGGATGTTGCAGGGCGACATGAAGAACCGGGAAATTCGCATACATCCGAACCAAAAGCCGGTCAGGCTGTATGAGTGGCTCCTGCGGGAATATGCAAACCCGGGGGGATCTCATTTTAGACACGCACGCCGGGAGCGCGTCAAGCCTGATCGCCTGTCACAATCTGGGGTTTGATTTTCTGGGATTCGAGATTGACGAAGTATACTTCGAGCGGGCGCGGCAGCGATTGGAAAGCGTGCGGGCGCAAATCAGGTTTATGGACCTTGTGCCGCAAGAGGTACAGAATTCAAAAATGTGAGCGGTGCGGCGTACCTGCAAGCAACCTTACAGCAGGCACGGCACGTTACACAGCGGATACAAAACCGGGAGGGGAGGTACCATGATAATTAAACACGTTGCTTCTATCTGCAAGCGTGATCGCTGCATGATACTTTACGATGATAAAAGCAGTGAAAACGCGGCGCAGTGGCTAAGCGCGACGGGGGCAGTATACCCATTACAGAATATGCCGAAGCTCGACGAAAAGAATATTTTCACTGTGTTTGATATTACGTCTAAGCAGATCGAGAAAATCACTTTCCGACGGGATACACTGCCAGAAAAGATTGATTTCCGGGATGTTGTGGAATGTGAAAACGTATTGGAACCCAATGGGATAGAAATTGGAACCGATGGGAAGACCCTGATTGTCCTGCATACATCACAGGGAATCCGATTCATCGACAAAGAGTATTTAAGGCCGCTTTCGGATTATGACATGGATATATTGAGGTTCTATGAACGCACAAGTACAGGCGGTCAATTATACATAGCAGTAAAAGCCGGTATGATGCTTGAAGCAATTATCGCTCCGTTCAATGCAGTCAACGATAAATTTGTTGAAAAACTTCAAGAGATTACGAAGGATTGCGAAATTGCACTGTCAATCAAGAAAAGGAAAGAGGGGAATGCATAGTGAATACAGCACTTTTAAGCAGCAAGAAAATGGACTACTGTACGCCACAGGACTTTTTCGACAGCTTAAACACAGAATTTCATTTTGCGCTTGATGCAGCAGCGACCAAGGAAAACGCAAAATGCAGGATGTTCTATACCCTGGAAAATGATGGATTGAAAAACCCGTGGAACGTGGGCGGCGGAGCGGTGTTCTGCAATCCTCCATATGGGCGGGAAATCGGGAAATGGGTGCGGAAAGCCTATGAAGAAGCGCAGAACGGGCAAACGGTCGTGCTGCTGATACCAGCCCGGACAGATACAGCCCATTTCCATGATTACATATACGGGAAATCAGAAATCAGGTTTGTCCGTGGACGGCTGCACTTCACCGATGAAAACGGCAGCGCATACCCACCTGCGCCGTTCCCGTCAATGGTGGTTGTCTATAACAGCAAAAGGAAGGACGAAAGATGAAAGCACTTACAATATATCAGCCATACGCATTCGCGGTTGTTTCAGGGCTGAAACGCTGCGAAACCCGCAGGCGACGTACTAATATCCGGGGGCGCATTGCCGTACATGCGGCAAAGGGAACACCGCGATTTGTGACGATGGCGTTAGATATGGCGTTGCCGGAACATTTGACGCTCCATTATGGCGCTGTAATCGGTACGGTTGAAATTGTCGATTGCGTACCCGTTGAAGAAATCCGGGACAGCCTGACCGAGCGGGAAAAGGCGCTTGGCGACTATTCGCCGGGGCGGTTCGCGTGGGTTCTGCAAAACCCGGTTATGTTTGACAATCCCATACCAGCGCGGGGAAAACAAGGCTGGTGGGACTGGAGCGGCGAACGCTAACCGGCATTCAATACCCGCCGCCGAGCGGGACAAAAATAAATACAGGAGGTTTGAACAGTGATTACTATTTCAATTATCAATTTGAAGGGCGGGGTAGCAAAAACCCTGACTGCCGTAAACATGGCGCATATTCTGGCAGAGGTACATAACAAGCGCGTCTTGCTGGTGGACAACGATAAGCAGGGTAACGCCTCCAAGATGTTCGGACTGCACAGCTACGAGAAAAAGAGCGTTGCAGATATCATGACTGAAAAGTCCCCGGACATGAAGAAAATCATTATGCCGACACAATACGAATATCTTGACCTTATCACGGCCAATATGAGCCTGCTCCGCGCGAACCTTGCCGTTATGATAGATAACACCCGGCAGAGGGAAACACGCTTTAGAAAGGCTTTCAGCGCTATTGCGGAGGACTATGATTTCTGCATCATTGACAATGCCCCGGATATCAATATCAGCACGATCAATGCACTCGTTGCATCGGATGATGTCATTATCCCCATTAAAATTGACATGTTTGCTTTTGATGGGCTGGCAGAACTGAAAGAGCAGATTGAGAACACACAGGAGGAATTAAATCCATCTCTACACCTGCGAGGCTGCCTTGTGACCTCTTATCAGCGGAACGACGTAAACACACAGGGAGAGAAATGGCTTCACACACAGCAGGGTTTTCCGGTATTCAGTACCCATATCCGCCGCACGGCAAAAATGGATGAAAGCACGTTTGCAGGACTGCCGATTGTCACATATTCGCGGCGGTGCGGTGCGGCGGCGGACTATCTGCAATTTGTCCGGGAGTATTTAGAAAAGTTGTCCGATTCGGACACAGATTTGAAGGGAGCCGCACGGCATGGGTAAATTCAACCTGATGGAGCTGTTAAACGCGCAGGCCGAGCGGGACGCGCCTCAGACATCCGACCCAACGGAAGCGCAGCATCAAAAGCCAACTTATGAGATTTCCGCCTTGAGTGTGCACAGCCTTGTGCCATCTGAAGGGAATTTCTATTCGATGGCAGAGATAGAAAAGCTGAAACGTGATATTGAGTTAGCAGGCGGGGTAAAGCAAAATCTGACGGTTACCCCGCTCAACGATGGCAGGTATAAAATCCTGTCTGGACACCGCCGCTGCCGTGCCTGTTTAGAGCTTGTACAGGAAGGAAAGCTGGAATATGAGTATATCCCCTGCGGGATTGAGCCGCCGCAGCCGGATAAAGAGATGCAGGCGATCCGAGAGGAATTGTTGATTATTACGACCAACTCACAGCGCGAAAAAACCGACTGGGACCGCGTGCAGGAAACCAAGCATCTCCATGATGTTTTACAGCGGTACAAAGCCCACGGCGGGAAGCTGCCGGGGCGTGTGCGTGAGATTATCGCGGACACCCTGAATACATCGGCTGCACAGATTGGCAGAATGGGCGCGATTGCAAAGAACCTAATACCGGAATTTCAAGAGGAAATGAAGGAAAAGCGGTTAGGTATTTCGGCGGCTTATGAGCTTTCCGGACTGTCGGAGGAACAGCAGCGGGCCGCATATGCGGAACACCGGAAAAAAGGCGGTTTGTCGGTCAGCGACGCAAAGCAGCGCAAGGGCGGCGATAAGCAGAAACCGCATGGGGTGGCGGATCACCACCCCGCAGAACCAGCCCCCCAAAAGCAGAATACAAACACCCAACGCCAGGAACAGCGTACACCTCCTTCTGCATCCTCTCCGGTCGAGCGGGAACAAGAACCGGCACCGCTTCCACACCAGGCACAACCGCATACATTTTCAGAATTCAAAGAGCGGCAGCAGCAGGACGCAGCGGATACAGTGGACAACACGGAGGCCACAGTAGCAGAGCCAGAGACTACAGCGGATGAGATAGAAAGTGCCCGTCTGGAACCCAACACCCTGGAAGAGGCTAAAAACGCGTTGACGCGACTGGAAAACAATCTGCTTCCTTATTGCATCTCAATGGCTGAGGCATATGCTGGAGGCGAAGGAAACGAATGGGAACTTAACATAAAAGCGGTGCTTGCCGCTATGGCAGAGCTGCAAAGGAGGGTGTATGGTGATTAAATCACTTGATGATATTTTTCAGGATATTATAGCGGCAATGCAAGAAGTCCTTGGCGTAGATATCGAAAAGATGGACACATGTCTTATCCTGCCGCCGCCCCTGTCAAAGCTGGAAAGGCTTTGGCGGAAACAGCGCCGCCGCGCAGAACGGGAGCGGTGGTGCGTACGGCTGAAATATCTTGAATTCCTCTACATCATCAGACAGTACAAACCATGTGAGAAAGCGAGATCGGATATCATGCGGCATAAGCACGTAAAAACTTTACTTTTGTATTATCGCGGTATCCCGGAAATGCTGAAACTGTTAAAACAGGAATAAGGCAGCGCGACATCTGCAAGCGAACCCAGACAGCAGGAGATCAGCGTTAAAATACAAGTGCTGGAAATGGATGCTGCAATGTTCCGTGACTGTATAGACTTTCTGAGCGGTAGATACAAAAGGATTGTCAAAATGAGGTATTTGGGTAGGCATAGTTGGGCGTGGATATCGGCCAGGGTGGGCGCACCGGAAAGCACCGTGCGGGGCTGGCATGAAAAAGCGATTGACCGTCTATCAGAAGCGTTTGAGGAGATACCAATGCAAAACGAAATATTAGACCGTGCTTCGCGCGCGCGTGAATAAGGATACAATACTCGTTTTGTAATTTTTATTTCATATCTTTTTGTCAGGCAGGAACGGCAACGCAGCGGGGTTTTTTGACCATCTGCGAATCGTAAAAAACATAGGTTTCAGCCAAGACGGCAACACACACGCGCGAAACCGTTTCCGCAGCCTGCAAAATGCCGCTGGAAAAACAATTTGCGAATAAGACACCCCCGGCAGTCTGTCACGGCCTGCCGGGGGTGTCTTATTCGCTTATTTTTCCCCGCGCTGCTTTTCAATATCCATTTCAGCGATAATGCCGGGATGGGCTTTTACGTATGCGCGGAAGTCACAGATTGCGTTATTCCGTTCTATGCCGGGATATTGTCGGCGGCTTTCCTCAACATCTATGCCGGAATCATCGAAACGCCGGAGTGTACAGAGGTAATAGTGAACCTTTTTGTTATAATAGTCTCTTTCACGAATAAGACGGACAACCGGGACAGTCAAGGCGGTTTCAAGGAAGTTATATCGCTCCGTCAGAGAAAGCCGGTAGGCGGTCAGCTGATTGATTTTATGTGATAATTCTTCAATCATCTGGGCGGCTCGTTTATCTTCCCGCTGAACATCGGCTGATTTATTCAGGCTTTCCGCCTTTTGGAAATAGCCGGTTATCCGAAAATCTGCCTCTTGAGAAGGGTGTCCGTAGCGCTGGAACAGTTCATCCAAAAGTGTTTTGTGATCAAGTGTCATTTTGTTTTATCCTCCTGAATTTTGTGTAGTGGTTTTGCAACCCATGAGCGC